GCGGCCTACATCGCCAGCCAGCGGGGCGAGGGCTGGCACTTACTACCCGCGCGCTATGACGACGGCGGCCTGTCGGGCGGGACGCTGGAGCGCCCGGCGTTGCAGCGCCTGCTGGGGGAGGTGGAGGCCGGGAGGGTCGACATGATCGTCGTCTATAAAATCGACCGGCTGACGCGCTCGCTGGCGGACTTCGCCAAGCTGGTGGAGCGCCTGGAGGCGGCAGGCTGCTCCTTTGTCTCGGTGACGCAGGCCTTCAACACCTCGAGCTCGATGGGACGGCTGACGCTTAATGTGCTGTTGAGCTTTGCCCAGTTCGAACGCGAGGTCACGGCCGAGCGCATCCGCGACAAGATCGCCGCCTCCAAGAAGCGCGGCCTCTGGATGGGCGGCCTGGCGCCGCTGGGCTATGATGCCCATCCCGATCCCAAGGTGCGCAGCCTGGTGATCAATGAGGGGGAACGCCAAACGATTGAGACGCTCTTTACCCTCTATGCTGAGCTTGGCAGCCTGCGGGCGGTCGAGCAGGAGGCCGCCCGCCGGGGCCTGCGCTCCAAGCGGCATGTTTTCTCCAGCGGCCGGGCGCAGGGCGGTGGACCGCTCTCGCGCGGGCAGATCCATCATATCCTGCGCAACCCGGTCTACCTTGGCCGCATCCGGCACAAGGGTGAGGTCTTTGACGGTCAGCATGCCGGCCTCATCGAGGAGGCGCTCTGGGAGCGCGTGCAGGCCAGGTTGCAGGGGGCCAGCGCCCGACCGCGATCGCGTGGGGGGAAGGCTGAGGATAAACCAGGCAGAGGAACTCTGGCGCCGCTCACCGGAAAGTTCCGCGACCCCTCAGGCGATCGCCTGACCCCCTCGCATGCCAGGAAGGGCACCCGCCGCTTTCGCTATTATGTCTCGAACCGCCTTCTCGCGGGCAGCGATCCCAGTGGTTGGCGCCTGCCGGCGGGACGCTTTGAGGGTGCCGTGGCAGCCGTTATCGCCGATCACCTCGAACAGGCGGCCCGCTGCCATGCGCTGCTGGCGGTACCGGACGCGGGCGCTGGGGCAGAGCCCGGAGCACAGGCGAGGGCCTTAGCTGCCCGTTTGCGCGGAGGGGAGGCAGAGCTTCTGGCATCCCTGGTCGCCGAGGGGCAACTGGAGACGGGCTTGATCACGATCGATCTTGAGGTTAAGCAGCTGGCAGAGGCGCTGGGCCTGGAGGCCAGCCTGCTGGCGCCGGCGCTTTCTCAGGTCACGGCCACTTTGGAGATCCGGCGGCGCGGCGTGGAAGCCCGGATTGTGGCCGGTAAGACGCATCCGGCCGCGGACCTGACCTTGCTGCGCGGCCTGGCAAAGGGGCATCGATGGGCAGCGGCGCTGCAAAGTGGCAGATCCCTTTCCGAGGTCGCCAGACAAGAGCGCGTCACCGAGGCTTACATCAGGCCGCGGGTCAGGCTCGCCTTCCTGTCGCCCCGCATCCAGAGCGCCATTCTGGAAGGACGCCAGCCGGTGGATCTGACACTGGAACGTCTGGTGCGCCTGCGGCTCCCGCTGGCCTGGCCTGCGCAGGAGCGCCTGCTGGGGTTCGGTGCGCCCTGAAAGATTGCGGGTTGCCATGCCATCAAGGGACCTTCAGTAGCCAATCTTCGTCAAGAGGTCAGCGATGAGCGCATGCATGCGGCCCATCCGTTCGAGATCCTCTTCTATGAGCTGGCGTATCCTAGGGTTCTTCTGCTTTTTCAAGCTCTTCAGAAGTGCGGCCCGCTCTTCTTCAAGCATCTCCTGGCGCTCCTGCCATTTTTCCAGCTCGGCCTTTTCTTCCTTGGTGGCTGGCCCCTGGATCCAGGCAATGCCTTTGTTCATATCGATCTTGACCTGATCGGGATGCGGCAGGGGCTCGGGCAGATCCGTGATGCCCAGGCGTTCGCGCCGGAAAAGTTCCTGTTCCCACTCGGCCTTATAGCCGATCGCGGCTTGCAGCCATTCGTCGGCCAGTGCCTTGTTCTGCCGTTCGGTGTTCGAGAGCAACTCCGCAAAGAGCCGCTGCGCGCGGTGTTGACCCTTGGCCGCATTGACCGCCAGGGCGCGGACAACGGCCTGGGCCATCGGCACCGAAACATTGCGCTCGCCGTCGCGCACCGTGATCGAGCGATAGGCTTCGTCCAGGATGATGTCCTTCAGGCGTTCCTCGTTCAAAGGCGGGCGCTTGTTCTTGGCGCCCCTTGGCCGGCCCTTGGGGTTGCCTGATTGGCCAGGCTGGAAACGCTGCGCGGGCGGCGGCTTGCCATAGCCCACCGCGTAATCCGCGCCGGGCTTATGGCCTGGCAGTGTGCGCTTGCGGTCCTTCATTCCGCGGCCTGGCTGGCGCGGGCTTTGGGCGACCAGCCGCAGAGCAATTGCTCGGCCTCATCCTTGGCATAGGCCTCCCAGCGCGCCAGGATGCGGTCACAGTAGACCGGGTCCAGTTCGCAGAGATAGCCGCGCCGGCCGGTCTTCTGGGCGGCGATCAGCGTCGATCCCGAACCGCCAAAGAGATCGAGCACGATCTCGCCGCGGCCCGAGACGTCGCGGATCGCATCGGCGATCATCTGCACCGGCTTGACCGTCGGATGCAGGGCCAGTTCCTCCATGCGGCCGGCATGGCGGCTGTTGGCGCCGCGATACTCCCAGACATTGGTGCGGTAGCGGCCGTGCTGGCCAAGCTCGAAGGTATTGACGTGGGGCTCGGTACCCTTCTTGAAGGCAAAGATCAATTCATGGCGGGAGCGGTAGAAGGTGCCCATTCCGCCATTGTCCTTGGCCCAGACGATCAGGTTCTTCAGTTCATCGTAGACCGCCTGTCCGGCCGTCAGCATTTCCTGCATATGGCGCCAGTCCATGCAGAGGAAGTGGATCGATCCCTCGAGGCTGTGATCGGCCAGATTGCGAAAGGCGCTCTCAAGGAAGCGCGTGAACTCGCTCCTGGTCATCTCGCCCGAGGCCATGGCGAACTCGCGGTGCTGGATCTTGCCGGAATTGCCCACGTGACCATCGATCTTGACGTTGTAGGGCGGATCGCTGAAGACCATCCGCGCCTTCTGGCCGGCCATCAGATCCGCCACCAGCTGCGCATTAAGCGCATCGCCGCAGATCAGCCGGTGCGGCCCCAGTTGCCAGATGTCCCCCGGCCGCACCCGCGCGGGCGCCTCCCCCGGCAGGGCATCGTCGGCCGGATCGCCCGGCTCCTCCGGGGCCACACTTTCCAGCAACCCATCGATCTCGGGCAGGGAAAAGCCGGTGATGGAGAGATCAAAGTCGAGGTCGGCGGATAGCAGCACCCCCAGTTCGGCCGCCAGCAGCTCCTCGTCCCAACCGGCATTGAGCGCCAGCTTGTTGTCGGCCAGCACATAGGCGCGCTTCTCAGTCTCGCTCATATGGTCGAGTCTGAGACAGGGCACACTCTCCCAGCCCAGGAGCCTTGCCGCCTCGACCCGGCCGTGCCCGGCCAGGATCCTGCGCTGCTCGTCGATCAGCACCGGATTGGTAAAGCCGAAGGTCTCGATGCTGCCGGCAAGCTGGCGGATCTGCTTCTTGGAATGGGTGCGGGCGTTGCGCGTCCAGGGGATGAGGTCACTAAGAGCGATCTGTTCGATGTTCTGGCGGGCCAAGAGAGCCTCCTGTTCTGTTGCCCGGCCGGCGGAGTCGTCCCATCGGCCACGGTAGTAAGATGTATCAAACTCTTGCCGAGTCGTCAATTATATGTGTATCGTTGCGTTTATCGCATCATACGGAGGCCCCATGAGTATTGGAAAAACCCTGTTCAGCCTGCGCCAGAAAAGTGGCCAGTCCCTGCAGCAGGTCGCAGACGCGGTCGGTGTCTCCAAGGCGCATGTCTGGGAACTCGAGAAGGGGCGCTCGCAAAACCCCTCCTTTGAACTGGTTCAGAGGCTGGCGCGACACTTTGGCGTGGCGATCGATGTCCTGGTTGGAGGCGGGGTGGAGCCCGATGCCGACGCGCTGCAGGTCGCACGCCTGCACCGCGGGCTCGAGGAACTGACCGCCGGCGACCGCAAGGTGGTGGAGCAGATGATCGAGGCCTTGAAGGACCGTGCCCGGGAGACATCGTGATCCCGTGCAACTTGACCGGATAGACCTGGCTGATATCCACGAGCCGGAGCGCCTGGCTGATACCCTGCACGGGCAATTGGCATTGACCCAGGGACCCGTCCCGGTGGGAGAGATCGCTCTCGCCTTGGGGATATCCGAAGTGCGGGAGGCGCCGCTCGAGGGTGTCGAAGGCATGCTGCTGACGGATGAGCGGCGTAGTCTTGGCGCAATCCTGGCGAACAACAGGGGCGGACGGCGTCGGCTGCGTTTTACCATCGCCCACGAGCTCGGCCACTTCCTGATGGAGCATCATAAACTCTCCAGCCCGGCCGGTTTTACCTGCCAGGCCGCCGATCTGCGTGCGACCCGGGAAGGCCGGCGGCATCTCCGTCAGGAAGCCGAGGCCAACCGCTTTGCCATTGGCTTGCTGGCGCCGCGGTCCCTGGTGATGCCCTTGCTCTCACCAGATCCCGACCTCGACGACGCCAGACGCCTGCGCACTGCCCTCGACATCAGCCGCGAGGCGGCGGTCCGGCACCTGGTCGAGACGCGCGATGACTGCCTGGCGGCCGTCTGGTCGAAGGATGGCCGCATCAGATATGCCATCAGGGGGCAAGGCTTTCCCTACGTCACCTCTCGGAGCGGACAAAGCTTGCCCCAGGCGACGGCGGCCCACTGCGTGCACCTCAATGGCAAGACCGGCATCACGGGCTGGTGTGAAACACCCTCGATTGCCTGGACCAACGAATCCGATATCGAACTCTACGAGCAAAGCTGGCGCTCGCCATCAGGTCATGCCGTCACCTTGCTTTGGGCGGAGATGCCGGACCATGAGGACGATGCTGAGGACGACTCCTCTCAACGCGAGCGCGACCTACCTGGTTTTCGCTAGAGGCAGGCATAAATCCCGTTCCCTGTTTTTCCGGAACGGTTTCCCTGATCGGCTAAAAACTTTCCCTGTTCCCCGGATTTAAATTCCCTGTTCCTGACAGAACAGGGAAATGCCCTATAACCCGCTGGAATCACGTCCATATTCACGGCCAAAAATCGCTGATTCCGGCCAAAAGGCCCTCAAAAAACGAAAATTCCCTGTTAATTCCCTGTAAAGCAGGGAAGCCCCCTAAAACCGAACCGCCTCAAAGAGCCAACTGAGACGCGGGGCCTTATTGCCCGTAGATCTGGAGCTGCGGTGCGTCTCTGATAGGCCAGCCCCGAGGTAACCTGCGGAAAAGGCCCGGGAAATCGGCGCGAAATCGAAGCGTTTGAATGAGACGGGGGTGAGTGGCGGAGGGGGAGGGATTCGAACCCTCGGTACGCTTTCGCGCACAACGGTTTTCGAGTTGGTGCAGCCTGTAGACGGCGTGATTCTCCATCAACCTGTTAGACAAAATTTCCCAGAAAACTGCGATTCTCAGTCATCTGCTTCAATGCCGGTGACTGAGTGCGCTGCCCTGCTGTGCACCCACTTGTGCACCCGCTGGCAGCATTTCCTGGCCCAGCGAGGGGCCGATTTCTTAAACCAAGGGAGATACTACGATGAACTCCTCCAAAAACCTTTACGACCTGCTTTTGAGCGCCCCAATTAGAAAAGCCTGCGATGATTTTTACTCGGCGCAGATCAAACCGCCGCTTGATGAGCTGTTTCACCCTGGAGATAAGGGGCATGAAGAAGCTGTGGAGGCCGAGAACCGTGCGCTGTTCGCACTAAAGGCCTTAAGGGCAGAAACAGATGGAGACCTTTATGTTAAGCTTCGCGCATATCAAAGCTGGTGTTCTCCGGAGCTAATGGGTGAGGACTTCCTTAAGGAAATATTTACCGAACTGGAATGTTTCCTGATCAATCGCCTACGCGAGCATTACATGACCCCAGGTGCGGAGGCTCCAATCTTAAAGGCCTTGAGAAACGGAGATGATTGTAGAAAAACACATGCGCTTTCTGTAGAATAGGCGTGTTGCCCGGACATGCAACACGCTCCAGCCGCCCGGTTTTCCCCTCGATGCCGGGCGGCTTTTCATTTTTCCTCAAGGCCTGCGGTGGCCAAGTCCACTTCGATGCTTTCTGGATCGCTGGCGAAGGGCTCCAAACCCACGCGTCCGAGCTCGGTCGCCACAGTGTGCCATAGGAGCATGAAAAGAAGACCGGCCAGTTTTTCCGCCCGCGCATATGTCAGGCCAATCTCTTTTTCCTTGGCGGCCGCCTTCACGAGGTCACCGACGTTATACAACATAAGCAGGAAGGCTAGCGATGCCCCCTTGTCGAACGGAGTTGGCGCGGCCTCCAGGAGCTTCCACGGCTCGCCCAGCGGGCGGAAATGCCCTGCAGGGCCGCTAGGCGCTGGCGCATGGCTCAGCTGTAGGTGTGGAAGCGCCCGTACTAGTGTCCAGCGCTTGCCGCGGGCGTCTACATGATCGGCCGGAACGCCTGACAGCCTGCTGGCGACGGTTCGCCGGTCCATGCCGAGCTCTGTTGCGAGCCCAGAAATCGAGTAGGTGTTTCGCTGCATAGCCATGTTTCGACCTGTGGTGGAGCACGAAAAATTTTCCAGCTCTGCGAACAGGTCGGGGTCGTGCGTTACCCCTGATCGATCGCGCGGGAAGGACCCAGCCGTTTCATTTTTGGCCATCGTTTTTCTTACCCCGCCCCCTCGCGTGAGCTCTGGTCCAACAGGCGGTCTTGTTCCCTGAGGTTCCGAGCCCTCAAGTACGCTGACGCCCGCAAGATTCTCTTTTGACCTGTGAAAGTTCGGTAGAGCCCCCTGGCCCTGCCAATCCGTTCGACTTCTTTTATCCAGCGTTCGTGCTTAAAGTCGAGCTGATCGCAGCGCTCGCAAAGTGTTGGGACAAAGGACACCCCGCCCAAGAGCTTGTCACGCCGACTCATGCCCGGCCTACCATTGGAATGCTGAGCGTCTCGACGGCTGCCTTCGCCTCGCCGAGCGCATCGAGCGTTGCGCGGCGGAAGCGCTCAGCCAGGTAAGTCAGGGCGCGCTGGGTTCGTTCCTCGCTTGCCTTTCGCTTTGCAGCTGCAGTTAACACGCCAGCGAAAAGGCGAGCGTAATGCAGCTTCAGTTCCTCACGGCGCCGGTCCAGCGCTTGGCGCACCAGGACTGCATCCTCGATGTCAATTTGTTGGGGGTGTTGTCGCATTTCATCCTCCTAGATCATCGGGCCCGCACCGCTTGTGCGAATGTGCCGCCGCGCTGAGTCGCCTCGGCGACGGCCGCCTTGGTCACGCTGGCAATCTGCGGCATGAGACCCATTACCTCGGCTTTAACAGTCGATTGGACGCCCAGCGCGAAATTTGGTGCAACAGTCACATTGATCGTGTTGCCGGCGCTTTGAGCCCCTCTGCCCAGCGCGCCGTTCGGCACGATCGCGCCGGATCGCCCTGGTACGAAGAGTTCCGGGCCTTCTTCCCCGACCACGATTGGCTTTCCGCCACTGACCGGCCCGCCCTTCGCGAAGAAGCCGCCGAAAAGGCTCCCAAGCCCGCCAATGAGGTTGCCAATCAGCCCGCCGCCGCCGCCACCGAGCCCGCCGCCAAAAATCCCTTTCAAAGGGTTGATGATTGCCGCCTGGACCGCGAGGTGCGCCAGCTGCTGCAGAATCGAATTGATAAGACCTTTGAACTCGAGTTTCCCGGTGTTCACGAAATTCAGGAAGATCCCTTCAAGCTGCTGGATCGCGTTTCCTATCGCGGTCTCTAGGCCATCACCAAGGTCCTTGGCGGCCGTGCCCAATGTACCCAGAGCCTCTTGCCCGGTGTCGCTCAGATTCGCCAGGTCTCCGCCAAGGCCGCCGAGCTGCGCTCGAACACGGCCCAGCGCGCCTGTGGCCACGTCTGCGGTGACGCCCGTTTCGACCTTGAAAATCTCAAGTTCGGCTGTCAGCGCCGAAAGATCCAAGCCCAGGGTTTCGGCTAGCCCCTTGAGGCCCTCCATCGCCCCGCCAAAGTTCCGCTCGACCACATCGGCTACATCAGTAATCGCCCGTTTAAGTACGTCGAGTTGGTCGGTTGTGACCGCCAACACGGCGGCGATAAGCAGCCAGCCCGCCCTGCTGATCTTCTGTGCGACTGCCAAGGCCATTGTGGCCGTGCGAACGGCTGCGATCGCCTTGGCGAACTTCACAAACGCGATTGCTTGATTGATAACCACGCCAGCGATCGAGATCGAGGCAAAGATCAGAAGGCCGTTCAAGAGCAGATCGAGGTTATCTTTTACTAGCAGCACGGCGCGCGCCGCCCCTTCGAAGAGTCCCGGAAGGGTCGCGAGGGAGCCATTCGTCATGTTCTCCAATGCTGGCGCCAGCGCCGCTAGCGATCGGGTGACCAAGTTGGAAAGCAGGGTGCCGAAGCGATCAAAAGCATCGTTGAGCGAGGCGATGCGGCCGGCCTGCTCGGTGGTAATAGGCAGTAGCTCGCGGGCTTTGGCGCGCAGGGCCTCGAGCGCTTCAACGCCGCCGTTAACCAGGTTAACCATGTCGACACCAACCGACTTGGAAAAAGCGGCGGCCGATAGGGCAGCGCGATCGGCCTCATCTGGCATTTCGGCCATCTTCCTTAAGATGAGGTCCATTGCTTCTTCAGTTGAACCGGCGTTCGCTACCAGGTCAGCAAAGGCCGGATCGAGCTTATCAAGGAAGGTCTTCAGGGCGCCAGTGCCTTGCCGGAGCTCTCCCAAGCGCTTGCCCAGCGTCTGGAAACCCTTATTCATCTTTTCGGTATCGAGGCCGCTCTGACGAGCCGCGAACTGATATTCCTGCAGCGCCTGGACGGAAACGCCGGTGGCCTTCGATACCTTGTCCAAGCGATCGGCCGTTTCCAACGATCGGCTGACCAGCAAACCCAGCCCACCGACGCCAACCAAACCCAGAACCGCCCCTTGTACGCCGGAGAAGGCGCCACGGAGCTTGCCGAGCGCGCGGTTGATGCCGGCGAAAGCGCTCCCGGCGCGGTTTTTTCCAATTATATTAAAGCGCAGATTGGCGTCAGCCATCGCTAGCCCTCAGTGTGGGCCCGGCGTGGAGGAAAAGCACGCCGGGCTCGAAGTGGGCCCCCAGCGGAAGAGACGATCGAGGCGGCTCACTGGAGGCCCGTTGCCATGCCCCCGCCCCGAGACGGTTACGCGGTTGGGTCGATATCAGTGATTGCAGCGAAGCTTTCCGCATGCCGCACGCCAACGTCGAAAAAAGCGTGCGCCGCGATCCGGACTTGGCCCGTATCCGCGTTCGTGTAGGGATCCACGATTAGATCAACAGCCGACCAGATACCGACCAGGAGGCTAGCCCAATTCCCGAAAATTAGCGGATGAAGGTTTGTTCCGGTGCCCTTGGTTAGGTCTTTCGGGAGCCCGTTTGTCGCCATGGTTTCATAGGTCAGAAGCTTGCCACCAGCGAGCTCGTCCAAGATAAACTTGGCAGTCCCGCTGGCGCGCTCCGTTTTTTGCATGGCAGCTACCACCTCAGGCGTGGTGACCCAGCGCCGGGATCCGCTGAGTGCGTTTGCGGCGTGAATGGCCGCCACAAGGTCAACCACCGCCGGCCAGGTTATCGCCCCACCGTTGGTGCCGATGGCAACGGCGCCGATTCCGGAGGTTTGAAGTACCCCCACCGGCTCATTCGCGCCACCGCCGTTCAACGCCGCCGCATCGAGCGCTATGCCGATTTGCTCGACCATGTCGGCCCTAATCAGCTCGGTGACCCCCGGCAACGCCTGCACGAGTGTTTTGCGGGAATGCGAAGCAAGAGCCGCCAGTTGCTTGGGTGCCAAGGCAACGGCTCCGAGAGTTGGCGTGGAATCCGTGGGGGCCGATTGTTCGGCAACCCACTGTGCCGAGGTGGTGGTGGTCTTTTTCGGTATGGAAACATCTTGGATCAGGCCGTCAAGCACGGTCGCGCCCGCCGCGATTACCACAGCTTCGTTTGTGAGGGCTTCGATGAACGCATCAAATCGGTGCTCCGTTCCGATAAGGTTGGCCCCGGTGTTTCCGCTGGTGAGGGTCGCGCGCGTCGAGAGCGCGCGCTGCGGCGCCAGCGCCGCCGCTGGCACCAAAAGGCCTTCCGGCGAAAGGC